GCAGTAGACGGAGAACACTCTGCCTCTGCCTACGCAACAGTCTCATGGGCTGAAGGCACTCCTACAATTCCTTATGCAAACCTCACAGAAGCTGAAGTTCTGTCATGGGTGTGGGAGTCTGTTGACAAAGCAGCGACAGAGGCTTCTTTGGCGGCTCAGATTGCTTTGCTGAAGAATCCTGTTAAGGCTACTGGTACGCCTTGGTAAGAAATAAATGATCTCTTTTTATGTTTATGAACATATCCGTAATGATACGGGAGAGGTCTTCTATGTTGGGAAAGGCTCTGGCGATAGGATATGGATTGAATCAAATAGAAATCCATATTGGAAAAATATTGCAAAAAAGTGTGGGAAAGTCATAAAAAGAAAACTTATCAAAAACATTGATGAGGAATTTGCTTTTTTAATAGAATGTGAGCGCATAGATCAACTTTTAAGACTTGGATATAATTTGGCAAATCTTACTTCTGGTGGAGAAGGCGCATCAAATCCTTCACAAGAAACAAGAAAAAAAATGTCTGAATCTCATTCTGGTGAAAAAAATTCACGATTTTCACTTAATAGCAGAAGACAAAAATTGCTAAGAAAAGAATTTGTTCCAAAAGATGTTATGCGTGCAAACATGAGAAAAAATCATTGGAGCAAAACAGGTAAATATATTCCTGTTAAGCATAATTTAAGTGATGAGACAAAACTAAAAATGAGTCTTATAAAGAAAAATCTTCCAGATATTGAATGTCAGCATTGCGGACATAAAGCAAAGCCAGTAACAATTAACCGCTGGCATAACAAAAATTGCAAGCTAAAAGGACAAACAAATGGCTGACAAGAAAACCTCTATTTTTGTAGACGGAGTTGAATATCAGTTTGAGGATATGACTCCTGAACAACAGGTACTAATCAACCATGTTGCAGACCTTGACCGAAAGTTAGCATCTGCAAAATTCAATGCCGATCAGCTTCAAGTTGGTCGTGACGCTTTTTTCACAATGTTGAAGCAATCACTTGATAAAGTAACAGATGTAGAGGCAAAGTAAATGGACAATCACACCACAGAAGTAGCATCAGCAGTCGCTACTAAAGCATCCTCCGTGGCTACCTATGGTGGTGCAGGAAGTGCCGTATTCTTTGGTTTATCAGCCAATGAGTTCGGTACGCTTTGTGGTGTGGTTATCGGTTTGATTGGTCTTGTTGCAAACATCTACTTTAAGTATCAGCATTTGCAGGTGGCAAAAAAAGAGTCTGGTTGGTATAACGAATGAGTTGGGCGCTTGTATTGGCACTTCAAGCTGCTGAATACAGGTGTGTAAGGTGGTCATGGACAGGTGATGTTTATAACCGCAAGGTAGTTTGCCTTGAATGGAAAAAGGTAGTAAAGAGATGATTCCTCTTGACCCATTGTCAGCGCTAGAAGGACTGCAAACAGCAATTAGCGCAGTCAAGAAAGCAAGCAAAGTTGCAAAAGACTTAGCGGGTTTAGCACCTTCTATTGGCAAACTATTCGATGCTAAAAGTAATGCTACCAAGGCTATGCTTCAGGCTAAGCGGTCTGGTGGCAAATCAAATCTAGGTGCGGCACTTCAGATTGAAATGGCTTTGGATGAAGCTAAGCGGTTTGAGGAAGAATTAAAGATGCTGTTCATGCAATCTGGGCGCATTGATGTCTGGAACGCAACCAAGGCTCGTCAAGCTGAAATGGACTTAGAAGACGCTAGAGAAATGAAGGCGCTTCAGTTAGAAGAAAAGAAACGCAAGGAACAAGAACAAGAACAAATGGCGTGGGCTATTGGCATTGTCGTCATTGTTATGTTTTTAGGTGCAATAGGTTGGGGTCTTGCTGAGATTCAAACTTTATGCGCTAAAGCTAGGTGCGGTCGGTGAATGAGTACCAAAAGCAATTTGATTTTTTCCTCAAAGTCTTTATCCGCATGTGTATTGCGTGGTATGTCTTAGGGCTTCTCAAGTTCTTGCCTGATGACTTGTCAGACAAGATTGTCAATAAATTACTAGGAATGATTGGACTGTAATGCTTTCACTATTCTCGACACTAGGCGGCTTGCTAATCTCTGGCTTGCCTAAACTGCTAGATTACTTTCAAAATAAAGCAGACCAAAAGCATGAATTGGCTTTGGCTCAAATACAAACAGAGCGTGAGTTACAGTTAGCGGCACAGGGGCTTGCTGCCCAACAAAAGATTGAGGAAATCCGTACAGATCAGATTTCAATGCAGACTGATGCACAAATGACTGAGGCGGCTTTAAAACACGATGAGAAGGTGCTAGAGAGGGCAAGCACATGGGTGGTCAACTTTATCGGTACTGTGCGCCCTGTAGTGACCTACATCTTTGTTTTAGAGTTATGCGCTATTAACGCTTGGATTGCTTATTATGTTTACTCCCGCCCAAGCCTAGTAAATAACATGGATGACCTCATCAGAGTAACCGACATTATTTTCTCTAGCGATGAAATGGCGATGCTAGGCGGAATCATTGGCTTCTGGTTTGGTTCACGCTCTTGGGCTAAGAAATGAAGTTAAGCAAAGCTGGCGCTGATCTAATGCACCAGTACGAGGGATGCAGAAACAAGCCGTATCTGTGTCCTGCTCATATCTGGACGATTGGTTATGGTCATGTTCTTTATCAAGATCAGATAAGACTGCCTGTTGTTTATTTACCAAAACATGAGGAAATGGTTGAAAAACCTACCCTTCGTAAAAATTATGTCTTAAAACCTGAAGACAATCGGGTCTGGTCAAAAGATGAAATCAATTCGTTATTCGCAACTGATGTCGCAAATTTTGAGCGTGGTGTTTTACGACTTGCTCCTGCTCTATCTGGTCGTCAAGGGGCTTTCGATGCGTGTGTCTCATTTTCCTTCAACGCTGGATTGGGCAATTTTCAGCGCTCTACTATTCGGATGAAAATAAACCGAGGCGATTGGGAAGGTGCGGCTGAGGCTTTTATGCAATGGACTAAAGGCGGTGGTAAGGAATTGGCAGGTCTTGTAAAACGCAGAAAAGCTGAAATCAAACTATTTTTAGACAATGCCTAACATACCTACCCAACAAGATGCTGAGTTGTTTGCCAAGAGCGTTAAGAAGTGGCAACAAGTCTTGAGTTTGGGGGATTGGAGAATTGAAAAAGGTATGAAGCCTGCTAAACAGGCAATGGCTTCTGTAGAGTTCAACGAGTCGGCAAGACTAGCTGTCTATCGGTTGGGTGACTTTGGTGCTGAAAAGATCACGCCTGAGTCACTAGATAAGACTGCCTTACATGAACTACTGCATATATTCCTACATGATTTAATGATGGTTGCTACAGACCCAAAGTCCTCAGACGAGGATATTGAAATGCAAGAGCATAGGGTCATCAATCTATTGGAAAACCTACTGACGAAGGATTCTCATGGGCGCACATAATGAAACTTGTTCCGATACAGAGTTCATCCAACTATGGGGGCAACTTGAATCTGCGGCAAGAATGGCTGAACACCTCCAGATCAACATTAGAGCGATTCATTTGCGTAGAAGGTGGATTGAGCAGCACTACAAGATTACTTTAGGTGCATCAGACCATCGTGGTTTGGCTTACGATAAAAGACCTCAATCTTTCTCTCCATTAAAACAGATAGACCTAGGCATCCTAGATGGTACTGTCATTGTTTTCTCTGATGCTCACTTCATCCCCAACCAACGATCAACAGCGTTTAAAGGGCTTCTATGGGCTATCCAAGAGTTCAAACCAAAGGCGGTGATATGTAACGGGGACGCTTTCGATGGCTCGTCTATATCGAGGCATGATGTAACTGACCTACCACAGACTTCCGTTATCCAAGAGTTAAAGGCTTGTCAGGCAATGCTTGGCGAAATAGAGGAGATTGCAAAGGATGTCCGACATAATGTAAAGTTACTGTTTACATTTGGCAATCACGATGTAAGGTTTGCCAATAGACTTGCCCAACACGCACCACAATTTAAGGATGTAAAAGGCTTTAAGCTGACAGATCACATTCCTGATTGGGAGTTCTGTTGGTCAGTATGGGCTACACCTAACTGCATTATCAAGCACCGATACAAGGGTGGCATCCATGCGACTCATAACAATACTGTGAACGCTGGTGTATCAATCGTAACTGGACACTTGCACAGCCTCAAAGTAACGCCATTTAGCGACTACAAGGGGGCAAGGTATGGTGTAGATACAGGGACACTTGCTGAGATAGATGGTCCGCAGTTTACTTACGCTGAAGGCAACCCAAGTAACCACAGATCAGGTTTTGCAGTATTGAACTTCTTTAACGGCACATTGTTATTGCCAGAGTTGGTGCAGAAGTTTGATGAGGACTTGATCGAATTCCGTGGTGAAGTTATTGATGTAGGTGCATTTTGAGTGCTTGGCTAATTGCTTTAACAGGATTGATCTACGCTTATATTGCGGTAGAGCAATTCATTAAAGGCAACCCGAATATGGCGATTGTCTATGCGGGTTATGCCGGTTCAAACATCGGACTTTATTTACTCGCCAAGTGACTTAACAAACAATCCGTTGGGCAATAGAATCCCCTTGCGACTTTTGATTTGGTCAAACGCAATTTCCATGCAGTTTACCAGACTGATGTCTTGTAATGCACAATAAATTACAAGTGCCGTCATAACATCGCCAACTCCATCAATAATTTCCTCTTTGTCTTTTTTGATGGTTGCGTCTGCCAACTCACCAAGTTCAGCCATTGCTTTAAGCAATTGAGTCTCTGGGTTGCTGTTAGGAATAATGCGCCTTTGTTCAGCCCATTGTATGACCTTAATTTCTACTGCTGCGTATGACATTTCCATTCCCTTTCATTTCTACCTGAGTTAGATTTGACTGTGTTTCCTGTTAACTCAATCAATCCGATTATTTTCATTTCATTCAAACGCCTAGCGACTTGGTTTCCATCTAGGTTAGTCAATGCGGCTATTCCATCTTTACCAAGCGCACCATGCTTTTGTAGGCACTCTAAGATGATCTGGTGATGCTGAGATACTACTGGCTTGATTGCCTCTGCTGCTTCAAAAGAAGTGAGTGGGTCTGTTGCCCTCACTCTTGGGAAGTCAGGCATCTTAAAGATTTTGTCAAAAGCACTTTTAATATCCATTATTTTCTCCTTGAGGTGAACCTTACTCGCTGCGTCTGTTGGTCTGCACCGCATGAACTAAATCACTTGGCTGAGGGGTATCCAACAGCATCCGCTTTCAGGTTCGTTAACATTAAATTCTAAAAAGGCGCATCGTCAAAATCGTCTCTTACAGAACGCTTTGTTGGTGTTTTAGCTTCTTTTTGATCTTTAGCTTTGACAGACAAGGACATGAACTTAGTGCCATCCTTGCCTTCTTTTAGCCATGCACTAATCCAGAAATCTACACCCTCGACATTGAGTGACCCTTTGTAATGAGGAAACTTCTCATCATCCCTACGGTCGTTTTTCCATAACGCACCACGATTCTCATTGTTGTATTCCATTTATAACTCCTTAGCTTTCTTTAACGATGACCGCACACTTGATTCAAGTTGGTTTGATAGATAGACCTTTTGATCTGCCTCCAACTCTTGTTCGTCAATCATTTTTAAAGCATCTACTGCCTTACCATTTTTGACTAACTCTGTTGTAGAGTTTGCCAATTCTTGCAAAAACTCTTTAATTTCTTGAGGTAAATCCTCTCCAATTCCGCCACGAGGTGAGATTACTGGGGACTTCTTTTCCTCTTTGATAGGTGCTGAAGCATCAAAGCTATCATTTTCTACGAGGTCGCAAGCGCACATATAAAGGTATCTCCGTTGATAAGTCTGAATTCCGCCCATGGACTGTATGGGAGACGCACCTTTCATGTTTGACTCAACCATCGGGCTTGTAATGACAATCATTGTGCCATCGTCAACATCGGTAATCGTTAGGCTTGCATATTCAGCATCAAACGACACTACGCTGCATAAACCAATGCGATTAAAGATTGCGTTTACTTGAGGAAGGAAATCTCCCAACTCAAAATAGTGGTAGTTGCCAAACTTATTGTGACCAGACTTCTTGAGTGGCATTGATTGCAACTCTACTCTTGCTTGCATTAACTTCTTGTGTACCATTTTTATTTCCTTAAGTATTCTTTAATCATTTCTTCTTTATCGTCTTCATAGAGATCATTAAACTCTACAAAGTGGTTCTCTCCACAGCACGAGCCGTAGGTCTTTTGTTCAGCGCAGTAGCAGCAGTATTCGCCATGAGACAAATCCTTGATAGCGTCTTCTCTGGTCATTGGATTCTCTGCACTTGTTTAGCAATCAACCATTTGTCGCCAAGCTGTAGGACTGATCTAACCCACTTGCGTTGGTTGTATTGATTGACCTCTTGAGGGACTAACTTGTTGTTATAAAGCTGTCTTGCCTTGCGTCTTAGTTGTTCTGTTTGCATTAGCCTCTCCAAGCTAATAAAACACCCCAACCGCCAAAGATAACGATTGCCAATGTCCACTCAACTAGCGTTTGAATAATCTTGCTTTTCATTTGGTTCTCCTTAAAGACCCTTGCGATTTGCTTGGGCTGAGATTGATTGTAAAGGTTTCTGAACAATTTAAAGAAATTATTTGCTAAGTATTTTCCCTAGTGTTGTTATTTGTCAACTTTGCTATACTTAAAGGATGGATAAACAAACCGCTATCAAACTTGCAGGCTCACAAAGTGCGCTTGCTCGTATCTTTGGAATTGAAAGGTCTGCTGTTCACCAGTGGAAAAAGATTCCATTACTCCGTATTTATCAACTCAAAGAACTACGACCAGATTGGTTTAAATGACTCAAGCACAAATTATCAAAGCACTCCAGAATGGTCCGTTGACCTCAAGAGAGATTTCTAACCTGACTGGTATGCCACAAGCTACTGTCTTATCAACAGCAAAGAAACTGCGCTACAAAGGCGATCTAACGACTGAACTGGTCAAGTCAGGCAAGCATTGGGTTGCTCAGTACACACTCTCTGAGGCGCTTGTAGAGGCTAAGAAAACGAAGGAAGATCGCTGCTTGCTAAACCCATTTGACATTCGTAACGCCAAGGGCATATTCACCCCTGCTGAGTACCGAGTGATGAACGCACAGGCTAAACGACTGTTTAAAGGTAATCCAGACTTTACAAAGCAGATTACAAACAACCAAAGAATTTAAGTTTACAGAAGGTTTTTTTAAGTTTACAATGTTTTCACGCGGCTAGGGTAGCTCCCGAAAAGATGATTCTTCACCATCCTGCCACCAGCGTGTCTTGTGAAGTCAACCAATGAAGTAAGGTTAAACATGGCTACTCTTAGTCTCAAAAAGCCTCACCCCAAAGTGGTGATAGGCGAAACTCCATTAAAAAACTTGCATGGCATGTTCGCAGTAATGCGTCAAAGCCGAAGTATAAAAAGTATGCGATTTACTTGCATACATGACTCGCAAGAATCAGCTTTAAAAGAAGCGAATCGTTTATCCAAAGAAAACAACACAGAGCGATACCTTGTCGTTCAAGTTGTTGGCTCATCAGATTGGATGGTTTGATATGGCTGGTGATTGGATTAAAGTTCAAAAAGATACACCAGACAAACCAGAAGTTCTTGCTATTGCATCTAGGATGAATTTAGACCCTGATGCAGTTGTTGGAAAACTTGTTCGCATTTGGTCTTGGTTTGATACACACACAATAGATGGTAACGCACTTAGCGTTACTTATGCGTTACTAGATCGCTTGGCTGGCGTTACAGGGTTTGCAGAACAAATGGCTTTTGTTGGTTGGTTAAACCAAGATGGTCATGTCCTTAGCCTACCAAACTTTGACTACCACAATGGAGAGACAGCTAAAAAACGGGCTTTAGGCAAAAACAGGCAAGAAAAACATAGAAGTAACGATGAAAGTAACGCAACCAGTAACGCATCTAGCGTGACAAAAGCGTTACCAGAGAAGAGAAGAGAAGAGAAGAGTATTAAAGAAAACAAAGAGGTTGCAACTAGCGTTGCTTTTGTTTTGCCAGATTGGATTGAAAAAGAAACTTGGGACGCTTTTGTAGAAATGCGAAAGCGTATTGGTAAGGCGCCAACTGAATATGCCAAGAAGTTACTTGTTGCCAAGCTAGAACGATTTAAGGCTAATGGTCAAGATATTAAAGCTGTACTGGAAAAGTCAATTACTTCTAGTTGGCAAGATGTATTTGAAATCAAAACTAGTGCTGTTGACATTGTTAGGCAAACTGTTCCGATGAGCAAAGAGCCTGATGCGGCTTTGGAAAAGATTAAGGCTGATGACAAAAAGGCAGTTCCTCCGTCTTTAGAAGTTTTAGCAAAGATGGCTCAATTGAGGGCTAAAGCATGACACAAGATGAAGTAATTGAGATGGCTATACAGTCCACTATAGGTGGTGACGAAATTGCTGTATTTACACTTCCTGAATTAATGAAGTTTGTCAAACTAGTAGCACAGAAGGCGCAAGCGGAAGAGCGTTTTGCGTGTGCAAAATTATGTGATGAATTCGGTAAAAATAGTGATTGGCCAACCGCTGATAACTGCGCTGATGCCATCCGATCAAGGGGACAAGTATGAGCCACTCTGACGCCATGAAACTACTAGACAAGGTGCGTGAAGGCGTACCTTACCCTCTACACCTGATAAACAAAGCATTGGAATTAACAGGTGACTTGGAGTAGGCGTAATGTAGAAAACCCAAGCGATAGGGTAATCCTCGAAATTGCAGAGGCAAGGGAACTCTATCGTACTTGGGAAACAAACAAAGATCGTGTCTTTGTGCGTGGTCGGCTAGAGAGAGCAGAACGAATCTATGGCTCTGGTGCTAGAGATCGCATAAGAAACTTTATGAACATGATTAAAGATGGGACTTTACTATGAGGAGAGCTGCCCGTGTTGACGCAAATCAAGAACAAATTGTCAGCGTACTTCGTGCCGCTGGCGCAGTTGTTTGGATTATTGGCTTACCTGTTGATCTGCTTGTGGGATACAAAAACCATACTTTTCTCGTAGAAGTAAAAACAGACTCTAAAAAGCGTTTAACAAAGCTACAAGCCGACTTTTTTGAAAATTGGTGTGGCGGTACATTGGCAAGAATAGATAGCCCAGAAGCGGCATTACGAATGATCGGAGTAGTCAAGTGAAAGCACCTTACAAAGCCATTGAGTTCATCTTAGAAAACGCACCAAAGTATGCGGAAGCTAAAGCACAGCGCATATACCTTGAGGAGTTCCGTAAAACAAAAAAAGCCTTGTTGATGAAAGATGCAATGGCAAGAGGCATTGACTCTGGTGTAGCCCAAGAGAGAGAAGCCTATGCCCACTACGAATATGCTGATCTACTCAAAGGACTAATGGTTGCTATTGAGGTAGAGGAAACACTAAAGTGGAAACTGACTGCTGCACAAATGAAGGCTGACATTTGGAGATCAGAGCAAGCAAGTGAGCGTCTAGGTGTAAAAACTACAGAGTAGGGTAAATACTTATAAAAAAGTCTTGAATTGTGTTTAGTTTCCTATACAATGCACTCAGCCCAAGCAATTCGCAAGGGTACTTTTAAGGATTAAGAAAATGACACAAACATTTGCTCAAAAAGTAGAAGCTGCTGCTCAACTGGCTCATTCAAACGCTGCGCCTTGTATGGCAAGCAAAGCAGAAGTCTGCAACAGCATCCAAACAGTAATTGACGAATTGTGGGCAATGCCACATGAACTAGCTGTTGCCTACATTAAAGAAAGTTATTCCCATATTGGTCATCAAGCCCTTGCAGTTTGTATGTTTAAAAAACAATCTGTTTAAAAGGTAAGGAAAAATCATGGAACACGAATTCAAATTTGAAACAACTACTGGTGCTGGTGACGAGACTGTGCAATGCGTCTTGACATACCAGACTGACGAGGAAGGCACATATGCTGAGAATCTCAAGTCCATCCACTACCAAGGTGTAGATGTCTTTGCTTTGCTGTCTGATGAGCAATTTGTAGAGATTGAGATGCGTGGCACGATGATGCTGTCAAGCCACTTGCTTGCAGAAGCTGACCATTCCGCAAGTGTTGACTACGACATGAGAGCAATCTAATGTTATTGGGATGCAAACCAGTTTTGATCGGTGCTAAGTGCCAGAACTGTAAAAGACTGGTTACTGATGCCAAGTTCTATGTGAATGTAAAAAGTTCCAAGGACTTGGCTTGCATCTACATACCTATTTCTTTACAGGTGAAAACATGAACAAAGATGAAGCCCTAGAAAAGAAAGCAGAGAACGCTAGAGAGTTAGGCTTGAACTATGAGCCTGATTGGACTAAAGAGGAAGACGAAGCCTTTAACGAGGTGGAGAAACAATCTAACCTTGGTAAGCAAATACTAAGGGATTTAGGTCAGCCGTATTACTTTGACATTTATGTCTCACCTTCTCAAAGAAACGCAATCTTAGAGGAAGTGGCTAGAGAGTTTGACAAGATGAAAGCATTTGGCACTACTGCTGAGTCATTCTCTGCATTTGTAAGGGGTATGAAGCATGTTTAAGATGTGTTGCGGTGATTGTGGTGAGTGTTGGTATATAGGCAATCCAAGAACTTGCAAATGTCCTAATGAAACAACTAAGCGTGAATGGATTAAATTGACCAATGATGAAATTGAGAAATGTTGGAAAACAGCAATGAAACTAGATAATGGAAAAGGTGCTGATATTACAAATCAACCATTTTTTCATTTAGCAAGAATAGTTGAATATATGTTAGAGGAAAAGAATCATGGGTAAAGGCTCAACCAGTCGTCCATTTTCCGTAAGCAATCAAGAATACTCAAACAGATGGGATGCCATATTTGGCAGAGATAATGAGAAAGAAAACAAAGAGAAAGCATTGGAATCTGATCGATCCGATTCAGCACGGAATAATCGGAGCAGCGATAACTCAGAGGGACAAGCTAGACAAACTAAGGATGCTTGAGTATTCTGCCTTGGAGTCAATCACAAAAGGCTCTGGAACAATCCATGACTGGCGTACCTTGGTAGATGTACTAAACCTGTCTGAAATGATGGGTAGAGGTGGAATAGGACCAGAGGTCTTGCCAATATGCGAGAAGGCTCAAAAAGCGCTACATGAGGCGGCTATCAGGTTTGAGGCGACTAAGAAACTAGGATTAAGCGGAGAGGGTATTCAAGCAATCAGAGAATTGATAGAGTATGCTGATCTACAGCAAGCCAGTATCTCAAGATCAGAGTTTGAGAGATACATTAAGAAAACAAAAGACTACATTCGATCACATGGAGATAAAGTCGTTGAAATATCCTAAATTCCCATATTTCCGTAGCACTACCCATTTGAGGAATGTAGCCTCACTACCATGCCAATGGTGTGGAATGGACGATGGATGCCAAGCCGCACACTCAAACATGGCAGAGCATGGCAAAGGTAGAGGCATTAAGGCAAGTGACGAGTACACAGCCGCTTTATGCCAAACCTGTCATTACCAACTAGATCAGGGTAGTAAACTGTCCAAACAAGAGCGCCAAGATATGTGGACAGAAGCCCACAAACGGACATACAATAAACTCAAGTCTTTAGGTCTATGGTCTAAAGATGTACCAATGCCTTACTGAGTTGCCAAGGTTTTAGAGGACTTGTATGTCCTCTTTTTTTGTGCGAAAATAGTACAAACTCCTTGAGGACTACCATGTCTGGACTGCTAGAGCCATCCGTAAAGATTGAAATTGAGATACAAAGCCAAGAGAAAAATGG